AGTGGTATTACAACAGTTACAGCGATTAACAGTGGTGCAAAAATGCTTACCTTCCAAGGTACAACCACTGCTGGAATCAGCACACAAACTACAATCACAGTTGTACACGCAACAGACACTAATACTGATCGTGGTTTAAGTTTTAAATATAATACTGGAATTGGAACTGCAAATACAAGTGAAGGTTTCTTTGGACTAGATGATAGTTCTATCGCATCTAGCACTGCTGGAACAGGTAATCATGGAACACATGGTGATAATAGTCGTAGATGGACTTATGTTCCCGATGCAACTATCTCAGCAAGTGTTGTAACTGGTACAAAAGGTTTCTTAGATGTTAAAGGTATCTATTATCAGTCAGGTAACTTCAGTTCAGGTGGTGTTGTATGGTTTGATAGTGAGGGATTACAGAGATCTACAAATGCTCCTGCATCCCCAACTATTACATCAAAACAAGTATTAACTGCTGTTACCAAAGTTGTACTGACAATGCCAGGTAATGTAACACTTGCCCAAGGTGATATTGTAAAACAAGCAAGCACAAATGCTTTTGGTGTCGTTGAGAGTGCTGTTAATGCAGCAACATCTGTCCCTCTCGTTGGTGTTGAGGGAACATTCAATAACTCTAATACACTGATTAGAGAAGGACAGAGTGGTGGAACTGCAAACCTTGCAGCACCATCTAGTGTAGCGACTACATATGTTAATAAACCACACTGGACTTCAACCCTAGACGGAGGAACCTTTTGATGCAACAAAACAGTGAAGTGGATGTTAACGTACTTGTTAACTTATATAATTCTAGATTATCAGCAGCATTAAATCAAAATGTTTTATTAGAGGCAAAATTACAAACTTTAAAAAATGATTTTGAGAGAGAAAAACAAGAACTTCTAGAAGAAATCGCAAATCTAAAAGGTGATTAAATATGCTATCAAATAGAGGACAACTTATAAACTACGGATTGCGTCAATTAGGAGCACCTGTTCTAGAGATCAATATTGATGATGAACAACTTCATGATGCAGTAAATGATACTGTTCAAATATATCAAGAACGTCATTATAATGGTATTGAGAGAATGTATTTGAAATATAAAATTACTCAAGGTGATATTGATAGAGGTTCAGCAAAGGGGACTGATGGAGTTGGAATAGTAACTACAACTGGTATAACAACTTCAAATGTAACAGTTGAAAGTAATTTTTATGAAACTTCTAATTTTTTAGCAGTTCCAGAGAATGTATTAGGAGTAAATAGAATTTTTAAGTTTGATACAAGTTCTATTTCAGGTGGAATGTTTAGTATAAAGTATCAATTATTTTTAAATGATTTGTATTATTTTAACTCAGTTAATTTATTACAGTATGCAATGACAAAAACTTACCTTGAAGATATTGATCATTTGTTGACCACTGAAAAACAGATAAGATTTAATCAAAGACAAGATAGACTATATCTAGATATTGATTGGGGAGCACAAGATGAGGGTGATTTTATTGTTATTGATTGTTTCCGTGCTATAGATACAGAACAAATATATAATGCACCTTTTGTTAAAAGATATTTTACTGCATTAATAAAAAAACAATGGGGTCAGAATTTGCTTAAATTTAGAGGAACTAAATTACCAGGTGGTATTGAATTAAATGGGAGAGAAATTTATGATGAAGGGGTAAAAGAATTGCAAGCGTTAAGAGATAGATCAGCAATGGATTATGAAATGCCTCCTCTTGATTTTATTGGGTGATGAATAATGGCATTAAATCCGTATTTTCAACAAGGATCGCAAGGTGAACAGAGATTAGTACAAGATCTTATAAATGAACATCTGAGACTTTATGGTATAGAAGTAACATATATTCCTAGAAAATTTGTAAATAAAGCAACAATTATTGAAGAAGTAACAGCATCAAAGTTTGATGATAATTTTTCAGTTGAAATGTATGTTAATTCATATGATGGTTATTCAGGTGCTGGAGATGTATTAACAAAATTTGGTATGAGTTTGAGAGATGAGGTTGAACTCACTGTATCAAAAGAAAGATTTGAGGAATTTATAGCACCATTTATGGAATCATCCGATGATATTGAGTTATCAACAAGACCTAGAGAGGGTGATCTTGTATTTTTTCCATTAGGTGCAAGATTATTTGAGATAAAATTTGTAGAACACGAGGATCCGTTTTACCAATTAGGTAAAAACTACGTTTATAAACTTAAGTGTGAATTATTTGAGTATGAGGATGAAGTTATTGATACATCTCTTGATGTTATTGACACACAGGTTCAAGAAGAAGGATTTATTGCCACACTTAAATTAGTTGGTGTAGGTAGAACAGCAACAGCAGTAGCATCTATTGATACGGGATATATTCGTGAGATATTCCTGAACAATGATGGTTCAGGATTTACAGGAACACCAACTGTTGCAATAAGCACATCACCAAGTGGAGTATCTGGTGATAATGCTACTGCAGTTGCATTTACTACAGAAAGAGCAGGTGTCAGGTCTATTGAAAAAATATTACTCACAAATGCTGGTGCAAATTATACATCTCCACCGACAATTACATTTATAGGTGGAGGTGGTACAGGTGCTGCTGCTACTTGTTCAATTAATACATCAACTAAAGGTGTTATAAGATTTACCATGACTGATAATGGTGTTGGTTTTGGTACAGTACCTATTGTCACAGTTTCTGTGCCTCCTGCTGGTATAGCGAGTGATCGTGCAGTCGGTATCGCATCAATTGGTGATGCTGGTAGTGGATTTAATCAAGTTAATTCAATCTTTGTATCGAATCCTGGTATAGCATATACTGCTGTCCCAACAGTTACAATTGCTAACCCAGAGACAATAAGTGGAATTGGAACTTACTTATTCAATGAAATTGTTCAGGGAATGCGTTCAGGGGCACAAGCAAGAGTTAAATCTTGGGATAAAGATACTGGTATATTAGGAATTAGTAATATTGGTATTGGTACAACAGTATCAGGATTCTTTGCAGGTGAAGATGTTAAAGGTCTTACATCAGAGGCATTATTCAGTGTTTCAGTCTATGATGATGAAGATCGTACAGATAAATACAATGAAGGTGACATTTTTGAGTCAGAAGCAGATGCTATTCTTGATTTCACGGAGTCTAATCCATTTGGTACATTCTAATGTTAGGAAATTACTTTTATCACGAAATAATTAGAAAAACAGTTATCGCATTCGGTACATTGTTTAATGATATTCATGTGCGTCACGAAGATCAAGCAGGTAATCCCATATCAGATATCAAAGTTCCAGTTGCATATGGTCCGAGACAAAAGTTTCTTGCAAGAATTACGCAACAGGCAGAATTAAATAAAGCAACTCAAATTACATTACCAAGAATGTCTTTTGAGATCACATCTATACAATATGATTCTTCAAGGAAAGCGGGTATAACTCAAACATTTAAGGCTCCAAACAAAGATAACGATAATAAATTAACTAAAGTTTTTATGCCTGTTCCTTATAATATTGGATTTGATTTAAATATATTAGTTAAATTACAAGATGATGGACTACAAATACTTGAACAGATACTACCATTTTTTCAACCTGCATTTACACTTTCGATTGATTTAGTAAAGTCAATTGGTGAGAAAAGAGATGTTCCAATGGTCTTAAATAGTATATCTCAACAAGATGATTATGAGGGTGATTTTTCAACACGAAGAGCATTGATATACACATTATCATTCACTGCAAAATCATTTATGTTTGGTCATATATCAAATACTCCAGAAGGACTCATACGCAAGGTACAGTTGGATTACTACTCAGATTCTAATACAAGAACTGCTAAGAGAGTACAAAGATACACTGTTGCAGCAAAAGCGAAAAAGGACTATAACGAAGATAATGTTATAGATACTAAAGATGATCCATTAATCGAACCAGGTGATGATTTCGGTTTTACTGAAACAAGCACATTCTTCGGTGATAGTAAAGAATTTAATCCCGCAAGAAATCAGGATCTATAATTATGAAGACATTTCAAGAATTTATATCTGAAGCTAATAGATATGAAAAAGAATTTGCTAAATCTGTAGAAAAAAAGATGAGGGCAGATGGTGTGCCTGAGTCTGAAATAAGAAAACAAATGATGTTAAATAAGAAAAAATCAATTCATAAGATGAGAAATGATCCAGACAATCCTTATTTATCACCTAAAAGAGATGCAGAAAATGCAATTAGAAGTTATCAGAAAAGAACAAAAGGATTAAAAGGTGAAAATATTGCATTTAAAGATGGAAAACCAGTGCAATATAATCCTACAACAGAAAGACAAAAAGCATCACAAGGAGTGAAGGGTTCAAAGAAAGCATTATATGAACCATATAAGATAACATCTAAATCAAATAAATTAAGATTAACTCCAAATAAAGGAAGTTCTATGACTTCGATTGATGGAACTATGAGAGCTATGCATCAGTCTAGATTTCCAAAAACAATGGAAAAAATTGATTTTGATCCAGTAAAAGATATTTTATTGAAAAAACAGGGAAAACCTTATGGACCAAAATTTACAACAGCAAATATACCAAAAGGCAAAATACCTGAACCACCATTCAAAATGCCTAAAATAAAAACAAGTTTTACAAAACCACTTGTAAAATCTAAAGGATTCACAAAAGGAATTACAAAATCTCTATCAAAAATGGGAACCAAAGGAAAATTAGCTGCTCTTGCAATAGGTGCAACAGCAGCTGGTATAGCTGCTTTAAGGAGTAGAAAAAAATGAAAAACTCTTATGACTCATTAAATGATACCTTCAACACTGATCCTGTTGAAGAAACTGATATTGTTAAAGAAGAGAAAAGAAAAAGTCAGATTCAGAAACTTACTGATGATGTAAGTAAAGATTATGATTATACAAGAGGTAATCTATACTCATTGATTGAAAAGGGGCAAGAAGCAATCAATGGTATTATGGAAGTTGCTGGTGAAACTGCAAGTCCAAGGGCGTATGAAGTTGCTGGACAATTAATTAAAAGTGTTGCTGACACAACTGATAAGTTAGCAGATTTACACAAAAAGGTAAAAGAGATAGAAGCAGATAATCCAAAAACTCAAAACACTGTTACAAACAATGCATTATTTGTTGGTTCAACTAGCGAACTTTCAAAAATGTTAAAAGACGGAATACTAAATAGTAATAACTCTGAATAGTTATAATGGGTAAGAAGTCTCCTAAGAAAGGATACTACTACTGTAATACAGACAAAATGTACAAACCTATTCCAAAAGGATATAAGGTTCGTGATGATGGCATTCTTGTAAAAGAAGGTTGGTCATCGAAGTACAAAAAATCTATTGACTGCGATAATCCAAAAGGATTCAGTCAGAAAGCACATTGTGCAGGTAAAAAGAAAAAAATGACAGAGGAATCAAATCCTCGTATTGCCCGTAAAAAAGGACAACCTGCAAAATCAAAAAAACATTCTGACTTATATACTGATGAAGATCCTAAAGGAACTATTCATGGACTGGGTTTCAAGGATGTTGCTACTGCTAAAGCAAGCGTGGCAAAAATTCGTAAATCAAGTCGATCACATGCTCATAAAATCCAAGCAGCAATTGCTATGGAACAAAGAGCGAGAGTGATGGGTAAGACCGCTGAAGCCGCAATCTTTAGAAAGTTTATCAACTCAATGAAAAAGAAAACGAAAGCGATGAATGAAGAAAAGAAAGGTGATCACGAATATGAAATGATTCGTCGTCAGACTGATAATATTATGGTCGCTGCAAAAAAACTTAAGAAGAAAGTTGGTAAAGGTGAAGGTGATGTGAAAGCGTGGGTTCAGTCTAAAATTACAAAGGCAGCAGATTATCTTGATACCGCTGCTGATTATATGACAGATAGAGAAGAAGTGAAGGAGGGTTCGCTTCATAAATGGTTTAGTGGTTCTAAATCTAAAGATGGTAAAGGTGGATGGGTAAATGTCACAACAGGTGGAACCTGTGCAAGTGATGAACCAGGTGAAGGAGTACCAAAATGTGTATCTCGTAGTAAATATGAAAGAATGACACCTGCAGAAAGAAGATCTGCATCTAGAAGAAAGAAAAGTAAAGATAAGGGTCAGCAATCAAAAACGAATGCTGCAAAACCAACTTATGTTGCAACTGACAAACCTAAAAAGAAAAAGAAAAAGAAAATGAAAGAAGAATTTATCTCATTACCACTTCAACTTGAGGTTCCACAGAGTGATGGAGAGTTTAAGTTAGGTATGATGTTCCGTGAAAGTTTGGAACAAGATCGTGGTATGCTCTTTATATTTGAGGAGACAGGTCAGCATTCTTTCCATATGAAGAATACTTTTATACCTCTTGACATTGCTTTTATAAACGAAGAGGGTATAATAGAAAGTATTAAAGAATTAAACCCAATGAGTTCAATACCTGTGTATCCTGACGGTGAGATAAGATATGCAATCGAAGTTAATCGTGGTTGGTTTGCTGAGAATGGTGTTGTTGTAGGAGATGCAATATTAGAAGAAGGTTGTCAGAAATGCGGTGAGAGTTGTGATAACTGTGAGTGTGAGTGCCATGATACTGTATTAGAGGCAAAAGATAAGAAAGGTAAAGGTAGTGGATCAAAAGATGCTTGCTATCATAAGGTTAAATCAAGATACTCTGTCTGGCCAAGTGCATATGCATCTGGTGCATTAGTCAAGTGTCGTAAGGTAGGTGCTGCAAATTGGGGTAACAGTCGTAAAGAAGAAGTTGAATATGAAGCAAAGGTTTATAAAACACCTCATTATCGTTGGAGAGATGCTTTGGTAGAGCATCATCGTAAAGATGAAGATGGTAATACTGTACCTCATGAAGATGAT